AATCCTGTAATACCATTAGTAGTAATACTCAGAGTCTTATCTTCTAATGTTTCAGTCCTAGCTGATATAGAATAGGAGATAGTAGCGGGATTGGCATTAATTATTGGCATGTCAATATCAGCACCTATACCTGTACCCTCAGGGTCAATAAAAACACGCTGATCAAAAGCAGCAAATAGTATAACATTATGTTCACCCATAAGATTATTTATGTATAATTCTAATCTTCGTAGTAATAAAAAGAGGTACTACCTGATGTGCCTAAGAATATTGTGCCATCTTGGTATTCATTATATAGAAAGTATGGCGGTGTTGAACTAGCTGTATTCAACTTACCGTATATAAATGAGTTGCTAGTCTTCACTGAGTCGGTTACCAATCCCTCACCATCATCTTCAATCTGTACGAAGCCACTAAAGAGTTTTAAGTGAGCATTTATATCACTATAATAATCTGTATTCGTCGTAGCTTTACTCTTATTACCTGACACACTCAAATTAATACTATAACCACCATCTGCGGATACCGCTGGCCAGCTTTGATATGAATTAAATCTAGTTAGTATAATTGGATTTTTAAGAGAGGAGTTGAGTGCGCTACTACCTTCTTGGTATGTTAGGAATAATTTATCAGGTATAGCGTTGCTTATGCTGATAGTAGGTCGGGTAACGACACTATAGAAGTTCGCTGCACTATCTACTGCTACCAATGTAACTCTATAATCACCTGGGTACTTATAATAGTGATATGCAGTTAGGTCGGTTGAGATCGTACCGTCGCCTAAGTCAATAAAATACCGGTAGCTATCAGCAAGTGGTGAAGCCGATATTCCGTTAAGATCTGTCCCGTAAAAATCCGGAAAGATTTTGAATGTATACTGCTCATTCGCGAATCCTGGAATAGCTGATAGACCACCCCATTTACTCTCTCTCGTAGCTGGGTCAACAACACGTATGGGTAGATTGATAGGTGGCAGACTGCTATAATCTCTATCAAAATTATAGAACTGGGTTTGTGGTGATGTTATTGGCATAATTAATCAATAATTTCTACTTTAATTCTACTCTTCAACTCACTATTATATAAAAATGGGAATTTGAAGTATGGTAACGCCACGTTAGAGCCTGTACTTACAATATCGACGTCAGCGTAGGCAGCGTTGAAGTTATATATGTTTAGGAACGGTACACTTCTAACTTCTTCACCGGTATCAGCACTACGCTTGACGGTTCTTAAGCCTGATACACCTTCAATACCTAAAATCTTTGTAGTAATAGCTGTAATGTTAATTATACCGCCTAGTTCTAGATTCGCTGGGTCAAAGGCTTCCTCAAAAACGTTATTGGCCTCCTCTATAATACGTGATGCGCTAATTCTATTGTTCTGCTTACGCTGTATAACTAAGTCAGTATACTCGATATCATCGACAGAAGGCTTGGTATTGAATATATCTTGTAGTCCAACCGTAACACCTACATATACCGGGTCCATGGGCTGTATTTCGGAGTTAATTATCTTCTGTGACTGAGCAGTGTTAATAACTTCTGACTTCTGAGCTTGTGTCAAGTAAGATAAATTATTATCACTATCCGTTATCTTTATTTTAGGTACCATGAAAGCATATACTTGGTTAGCTTGGTTTGTAGTGGAAAATTTTACTTGGTTAAATAAGAATCTCGAATCCTGGTTAGGTCTATCAAGCCCTAGATCATAATAATATTTTATAACATTATCGACAAATGACTCATTACTCACTAGAACAGTGCTTGAAATTATATTACTATACCTCTTTTCAATAAACGCCTGGAAATCGTCATTCGTAACAATTCTATTCTGTGCGAAGAAGGTTCTAGGAGCATTTTCTTTAATCTGATCAACCGTTTCAATGTCATTAGGGCTTGTAGAACCGACGGAGTTTGTAAATGCTATCGCTGAGGCGAGATTAGGTGTTAAGATAAGTATATTAGACTCGTAGATATCAGGTGATATTGCCTCAAATTGTGTCGTCGTAAACGTATTAAGGTTAGTACCATCAAGCTTACCCGCGGAGACCTTACCAGCTATACCATCACTCTTAAGGTAGTATATAAAAATTTCATCTGCAGGATTGAGTCGTGCACCATTGACACCATTACCGAATTTTATTTCATAAAACCCGTTCTCATTTAACCGTTTTTCAAATACATAATCTGTATTATTAGTATTAAAGAGAGAATTAATTTCCGTAAACTCGTTATACTTACCTGTATTAACACTCTTGACATATACATTAATTGAGTCAGTCTCAATATTGACAGGGGTCTGGTTAATATTATCTCTAACTAGTAGTGTTACAGTTTCAAACTCTTCTCCAATAGCTGAAATGACTGGATGTTCGATGTATTTGCCCTGATACAGTAGAGTATTTTCAGACAAGGCTGTAAGTTGCTCATCAGCGCCGGTTGTCTTACTGAATGACGCGTCACTAATAAATGAATAGTCAGTACCATCAACTGCGAAATACGAATACCTCTTTATAGTATATACATTTACTGGTAACCTACTACTAGCTTCTGCTTGAAACGGTAATACTGCTGTCTTATAACCAGTTGGCTTGTACCCAATAAGCTTTGTAATCCTATTAATATTTTCAAAAACAGTTGATTCATTGAATAGAGATTCAGAAGAAGTTTGGTTGAGGTAGAATAATGAAAGGTGGTATGATAGAGCAATTATATCAATAATAGCAGATAAGTTACTACCTTCGAAATCCTGGTCGGTAAAAGTATTACCTTCCCTTAAGCGCTGCTTAATTAAGCTCTTTAAAGTTAGGGCATCGAAAGTTGCATACGCATCCTTCGGTAAAGTAAAGTCAGTATTATCCGCCATATATTTATTTATGAATAAAAAACATTAATTAAACGGAAAATCCGGAACGAGATAAATTACCGGAGAGATTAAATTTAGCTCCTGCGAATCTAGGGATACTATATGTGAAATTACATATATAGCTATGATTCTCAATATCCGGTGTTATTGTTAAGTTGATAATGTTGACTCGTGGCTCATTTGCTGCTACTGTATCAATAATACCTGTACCTATAACATCAGCTCGCTCCTCTGTTACGGGTAGAAATAGAAGATCACCGAAATTAATACCAAAAGTAGGGTTCAGTGGCTTCTCCCCTGGAGATGTTGTTATGAGGTTGATAAATGCGTTTTGTATTGCATCAACATTAACGTCGTCAATAATATCTCTAACCTCTTTACCCTTAACAAGAGGGTCATTATTTGTATAACCTAGAACCAGATCTAATCTGATGTCGTTAAAGATAACTTTATCTGCTTTCTGTGGTTGGTCTTGAGTTAGTATATTTAAGTTAATCTCTGCCATTGTATATATTATTTAAGCAATGGAATTATTAACTCGAAACCATAAATAATAATATGGCGAACAATTTTTTAAATCTCATAGAGGCAACTATCCAGAAAATGAACAACGGTGGTATCCTGACCGGTGATAGGGTTCAGTTAGCAGACGATTATAAGTCTCACGACGGTTTTAAGGAATTGGATAAATCAGTTCAAGACTTCGTTGTAAAGATGTTTAAGGATACAGACCTTAATAAAAAGGTAATCAATATTAAAACAAAGTACCCTAGCTCCGCTCCAGGTAATGAGGATAACAGAGGTAATTGTTTTATCGCTACTGTAGCTATTGAACTTACTAACGGGCTCTATGATAATCAGAATTCAGTTGCTGTACCTATGGGTATTTTGGTTGCTGACGATGGTGGTCACGGTGCAGATTTTGGAAGTGCTCCAGTACCTGACTCAGTAAAGTATGACAATAAGGTTCAAATTGACCCGGTCGAAGCTGAAGAAAACGAAGAGCAACAGCAAACGATGACACAGCAAGGTGATAGCCTTAAAAAATCAGAGCGCTCGCTAGCTAAGAAGAATACTAAGATACCTTCAAAGCCAGCGACACCATCTCCTGCGGTTAATGAGAGCTATACATCGCAGTATATGTCCTAAATCTTGCTCAATGCTACCCAGCAAGCAAACGCATTAATCTCTTTGTCTAATACAAAGACATCTTTATACATATAATCACTAAGCACGAGGATATATTCTCGTTTCTTATCGTCATGGAGCGTACTTGAATATATAAAGTTCAAGTACTGCTTCATGAGATTATGATAATCACCTTGAAACTCATTTTCATTCTCGATAAGATACTTGCGCAGCCCCATTGCATCGCTACCTTGTATGTCAGTATGAATCCTATCGACAAGCTCTTTACTATCTAAGGCTATATCTATATTAAACTCACCATCTACACACGCCTTATGTACAGCGTTAATGATCTTACGAATATCAGGATAATTCTGCTTGATTACGTTTATAAAATTAGCCTTCTGATCATCTCCGATCTTAATACCTTCAATCTTTATAACATTGACAATACGCTTCAACACATCATCGAATGGAGGATTGAGATCGAATGACTGAGTACGGCTCTGAATAGCAGGGATGATCTTATGCTTATAATTCGCAGTTAGAATAAAGCGGGTCTGACTACTATACTCCTCCATAGTATTACGTAAAGCACGCTGACCATCAATAGTTATACCATCAGCTTCGTCAAGTATAACAACCTTAATACCGCCAGTAAGCGATTTAGTCTGACTAAACCCAACAACCTTTGAGCGGATAGTATCGATTCCATTCTCATCAGATGCATTAATATACAAGTACTGACACTTTAAGGTATCCTTGACAAGAATTCTAGCTAGTGTAGTTTTACCTAAACCAGGAGTACCAACAAATAGTAAGTTCGGTATTTCGTCTTCAACAGACTCGAAATACTTTCTATTAGTATCTGATAGAACTAAATCAGCTAGTGTTTTTGGTCTATACTTCTCGGCCCAAAGGTTGTTAAACATTACTTTCTCTTCTTTTTAGGTGGTTTAGTGACAGTTACGGTTACTGTCTTACGTACTTTAGCGTTACCTACTTTTTTTTCTGTTATTCGTTGTCTTGTTGTTTTTCCCATATCTTTTTTAGTTAAAATGTTAATTTATTATAATGGAGTTCCTTTGCATAGGCTACTTACCAGTTGAGCCAAAGCCGCCTTCACCTCTTTCAGCTACCTCAACTTCATCAGTCCATACTACACTAGTCTCCCAATTCCTCTCTACCTTAATCTGAGCTACTTTATCACCTGCTTTATAAGAGTAGTCTGTATCAGAGAAATTATACATTTTTACTGCACAGTCGCCACGGTATCCGGTATCAATCTCACCTAGGTGTGGTTGTAGGCTAGCCTTAAAACCTAGACCAGATTTAGGTTTAATTACAAACCCGAATCCCGGGGTAATATAGCCAACTTTAATACCAACAGGTACCACAGCACTACCAACAGATACACCGGTTTGATGAAACGAGGACAGGGCTGTAGTTCGAGTACCTGGAATGGTTGTATCTTCTACTGCAAATAGGTCGTAGCAGTTATCATCACCATGAGCCTTTTGAGGTAGCTTAGCGTTATCATGAGTCTTAACAAATTTAATCTCAGCGTCAATTTTTACAAAATTATTATTCATATATAGCTTATTGTAAAGGCTAATCTTGAATATTCAAGCGATTATATTAAATATTTTTATGTCGAACGAGGAAACTAATCCAGATGTCAATGATTTACTAGATGCTCTCAAAGCGAAAGGTGATATCAAAGTAAAGGCTACCTCTGACCAAAAAGAAGAATTTACGCTCGATAAAGATGACATTGAAGCTTTTATTTTAAATAATACCGGTAAGCTAATTAAGGATAGTATGTCATATATTGACGAAATAGGTGAATATGTTTCTGCAGCTCCAGATAGTAGAGACGTTGAAGCACTTGCTAAATTAATATCATCGTCATCAACGGCACTAGATAGTCTGCAGAAGATGCACATATCGAATGAGAAGAATAAGAATGCTGTCTTTATAAAGACATTAGATATTGAAAGTAAAAAGGTATTACAGCAGACTGATCAGGACCATAAGCTACTACTGAACAGGGAGGAATTAATGTCGAAACTAATTCTTGAGGCAGATATTGTTGAAGATGTAGAATCTATTACAACACGAGACTAAGCTCCGGTTGCGTCGTACCTATCATCTAGGTTCGACTCACTCGCACTATCCCCAGCTTCTATTTTGTTCTTTAACATGTCTAGTGTCGTCGATACACCTTCAACTGTTGTACTATAAGCTAGATCTATACTAACTCTGCTTATATCTCTATCCTGCCAGTTAACCTCTTTAAAGAAGTTAATAAAGTCAGCCATATTTTTAAGAAGAGTTTTAATCTTAGCATTTACTGGGTCCTTTAGTAAGAATAACCGATCTATATAAAGATTATCATTAACTAGATTATCACCATGCGCTGAGAGCGCAATATTTGCATCTGTAGATGTCTGTAGACCTTTAAGGTTTGTTTTCATTAAAGCGTCAGTGTATACGGATAATCTTATATTGTTATCTAACTGTGTTTGTGATACTTTATTGTAAAGTGAAGCGGGGAGACTATTAGGGTAGTTAAAAAAAGTATCGTACGTGTCAAAAAAAGGTGACGTACTGTTATCAATTACACTAGTTTGATTAGCAATGTTACCTATATCATCACTAAAGGCTATTAAATATACATTATTCGCGCCCAAGCTATCAGTAATAAAATCCTTAACAGATGTCAAGAGGCTTTGATATTTCTCGATAAAGTACAATTGAAATTGCTCGTTATAGTTATCAAGTTTCGTGTTATTTAACTCCATGTACACGTTACTAATACTCTGTACAATATCCTGGCTACTCTTAGCCTTTTCTAAATCTATACATGTACCTAGCTCATCTAGGAATTCTTGAAAACTCTCAAATAGGGAGTTATTTGATTCATAAAAATCGGTACTGGTTTGCTGTACCATTCCTAAGTATTCGGGCGTTAAGGAAACTTGATTACTCATTACGTTATATTCTCTTCGAAGTTAGGGTTATTAAAGTGATTGGTTTTTATGCCGACAATTCGTTGAATATAGGTTGCATCATCAATGAATTGATGCTCTATCTCTGTTAATAGGTACATGCCTAATACCTTACTATCGTATTGATTCTCAATATACGCTCCTTCCCTATCGACGGAGAAGAAAGTCCCCGTTTTCCTAAAAAGCTGACCTTTAATAATAATCTCTATAGCCATATTAGAAAACAGACTTGACTTTAATAGTTTATTGACACCGTATGCCTTTCTAATCTCCGGAGACTCACCATATTCAGAAAAATTTGAATCAAATGTCTGATTTTCTTTTTGCGAATTTGTCAATGGTAGGTTAGGAAAGGGCTTGTTATTTTCGCCTTTGAGTGG